CCGTGACCGCCTGTTCTTGCCTTAACGTACCAAAACACAACGCATCCCACCGCAACACACCCAGACCGCCATACCGAAACGAACCGCATGAAACCAAACCCAGCCTAACCGAAACCGCCTGACCATAAAGGGACGTAACGCATCGAACCAATCCATACAGAGCCGAGACCGCCTTAACAAATCATACCCCATCACAGAGTGCCGATCCGAACCACAACCGCCTTACCTTGTCGTTCAGGTGGACATAGGCAATGCCCACCTGTAATGCTTGCCAAAAACACCTCCTATGCTGCCATTCTTCGGGCGCGTTCTTGATCTAAGAAGCCCATAAGCTCTTCTGTCATATCATCAGCGTATTCGGGATGATCCATCGCATCTTTCTGCTCTTTCATTCCCTGCTTTGTAATGCGCTTCCAATCTTCCTTATGATCGTTCCAATTGGACATTCCTTCACCAGTAACGGTAAAGCACCCATAAGCACCTCTCCCCTTTTCCTGACGAAAATCACCCAGGCCAATGATCGTTCCTGCATTTTGCAATAACGTAAACACATCAGTCGCGTTCAAAGTTGGCATTACAAAGTTAATTTTAACCTCTGCACACCACTCCTTTAAATACGCCCTTGTTCGCATATCGGGAGTTTTATTGATATCTGCCATACGAACAGTGTCGATTTTTAAATATGGTTTACCATAAATCTCCATCTCTAAATCGGGCAAGAAAATCAAACGCTGTACATTTGTTTTTGCAACGCCTTTTGTTTCAATGGCAGCCGTAGCCATCGCTTGCTTAATTGCAGCAGGTGGGAAGTACAAATGAGTATTTCCATGGTTCTTTTTATAAACAGAATCTCGAAATTCTTCTTCGGGATTATGCTTTATCTCACGCCTCTCCGCTGCGGTCTTTTTGCCACCACCGATTAACAAATCACGTTTTGCCTTTGTGCTCATTGAATTGTAATAAAAAGGTGTTGCTCCAATTAACCGCAATTTAATTTCAGCGTGTTTTAACGCTGTAACCATTACGTTTTCTGCTTCAGTCTTCTTCTTTGTTATAGCCATTTTTTCCTCCTTTGGCTGTGTGCTCATTATGAACACTCTTCTTTAATCTCTCCTGTGCCCTCACATTCGGGGCATTCCATTGTGCCAACGTCGATGTAACCAACGTCACGATTAAATCCGTGTGGTTGGGGGCTATCGACTTCAATCGTTCCCCAACCATCGCATGCTTTACAAAATTCAGTCATCTTACCAACTCGCCTGATAAGTAACGCTACCCCATGAGGTTTCATCAACCCAATCAGCAGCATCGTCAAATAGCTTGGCGTGTTCCTTGCCTTGTGAACGTAACTCGTCCCACCACTCGTCACCGCCAAAGAATGGCCCGTAGCAATCGTCATTATTAGGCAACTCATTATCACGCAACGCATTTGCAATTTTGCGTAACTGCTCACTATCAAGTTCAATCCTTTGGCATTGATCGACACCATCGGCAAACTCATTTACAATGTAAGTGTGCAACGGTGCGAACTTGCGCCAATATCCCATGTCAAGAATTTGATTACTAATTTCAAACCCATCAACAGAAGGTCGCTCCACTCTTAGTGATCCACCTTCGGGCGCTTGTTGTGAATGATCCCACGGATCAATATACTTGTCGCCTCTTAAATACATATCTAAACCCATGATTTTACTTCCTTTCAATATGCTAGATATCCCATAGGTAAAATAGTTTATAATCATTGTCAAGAAAAAAATAAAAAAATTTATGAATAAAAAAAACCCCTCAGATAGGAGACTGAGGGGTATCTAGTAAAATGAGGCAGAAAGGCAGACCAATGCGTTTTCTGCAAAAAACTTTTAACATGGGAAAAATCCCAAGTCAAGTTTTTATTTTTTTACCACCATTGGAGCACCGCCCCAATCAGCCAACCGTAAACGCCAACCATAATTAGGGCGGCGATAATCCAATCTTGCCAATCAATCATTGTCACCACCCTGTATTCCATTCTGGATCTACTGGTGCGATCCCTGCGTTGTGAATTTCTAATTCGTTAAACAATTCTTTGTATCGGTCTATTGCTTCCTTTTTGCTGTAACAAATCCCCCAATAATCGGTGAGATACACAGGATTATCTGGATCGCCCCATTGTTGATCTGGGTCGCCCGTTTTACTTCTTATCGTATAAAACAAAACCCATAAATTGTTACCGCCCATAGTTTTTTTATCTTTTAACATTGCATACTCTCTTAACTTCTTTTTAATCATTTTAATTTCCTACTCCTCTTATTTGCCCAAGGATGGGGGTGCTTCCTAGCTATCGCTCCACATAATCCCCATCTTTAACGTAGCTTGGTCTACGGGTTACTACCATCGGCCTTTTTTTTGTGCTGCTACACACTTCAATCATCGGTGATCTGCCCACCGACTAGAGGGGTAGCTAACCCCTCGCGTCTGTCTAAGAATAAATCTTTTTGACCTCCATTACCGTTCCCGTTAATGTGATCTGATGTACAGGGTACCATTTGGTAATTAAATTTGAATTAAACGGTTTGCCGTCTTTAGGTATAGCAACCGTAATGTGCGGTATCTCATTATCACTATGATAACCCTCTACCTTAACTGCAATCGCATCGTTTGAAATACCTAGCTCTGTAACATTAAGCTGCACGGGCTTGCCGATATCATCTCTCAAATGATCTGGCACGGGCTTTTTAAACCCCATAGTCATATGATGCGCGATACGTTTCCAAGTTGATGAGATGTCTATTATCCCATCAACAAACTTAATTAACTTAGCTCGATTGTCATCGTCTAAAACAACGGCGGAATATAATAAACTGCTCGTGCTCATAACTCGTCCTCCGATAAATACATTTTTAAAATTTGTTTAGGTTCAAACTTTTGCTTAAGAACTTGAATAAACATCTCTTCCATTGCTGTGAAATCTTCAATGCTTACATCTTCTGCGATTTGATCTAACACAGCGTCGATCAATTTCTGCTCATTCATAGCTCGTCCTCCATGTCATAAATTCTTGTCACAATTGCGCTCAACGCGCCCCCTAAATATTCCTTCGGACAGTTCAACACTACATCCCTCACATCATATCGATTGAGTGCTGCGGCCTCACGAACATCCCTGTTTCCCGAACAACTTTGAGGGTGAGCGGCGGCCTCCTTTCTTATTCGTTCGTCCAAATCATTTTTTTCCATCGCCTGTGGAATGTTTGCTGGTCTGCCACCAACGCTTTCATCGTTTAGAAATTGTAATAGGTTAGGCTTGTCAGTCGGTACATCAACCTCGTTCCAGTCCTTACCGAACTCACGTTTCGCATCTGCCTGAGTTCCAACCCAGGAGCCTTTGTTATTTGTATATAGTCTCATTTTTATTTCCTCTTGATAAAAATCCACTTGTAAATGTATTTGATCTCAACCTCGTCTCCGATATCAAAACCCCAGTGCTTTACGTCAGCACCAACGATGTCAATGATCGGACGATCTCCCTTGCCAGACACCTTGCGTCTGCCATCAGGTGTAATCTGAATAGTCACACCCTCGTCAACGTTGTGTGTGATAAACCTGTCACCGCGACCAATACCCGCCGCAGTTAGCCGCTTGCCCTCCAACCAAATGCGAGGACGACCTCGGTTCGATCCTATCTTGTACTCTTGTATCATTGTCATTGGTCGTCCTCCTCATAGTCATGATCAAACCTTGGGGTGTACTCATTAGCGTCCAACATTTCCCAAAGCTCTTCCCTTGTAAGCCAAGAGCAGATCATATTAAGCCAATCATCTTTACTCGTTAATTCATCGACTTTCTCAATATGCTGCCAAAATTTTTTGTAGTCATTTGACTTGTAATCACTTGGTATAGTCATCTTATTTTACCTTTTTTGTTTACTAGACAATATAGTACATATCCCAGATAATCCCATAAGTAAACCCCCAAACATAAAAAAATTTATAAAAAATGCCCTCATTGATTTTAAACGATAATTTACGTTAAAAAAAATCACGTCAAAAGTTGACGTAAGTAACGTAACGTAGAATGTGTAATAATATCAGTGGTTTAGCGATTTACGTTATTTACGTTAAAAAGTTCATTTGACGTAAATAATGTAATGAAATCAATACGTTATTTTACGTCATCTACGTCACCCCCCCTATAGGGGGGTATATATACCTTACCCCCCTGATGTAATGTTGATAATGACGTTTGCGATGTAGCTTTAGAAAAGTTTGGGATCAACAGCACTTGACCATAGCAATGGATAGAGTAGTATAAGACGTATTAATTTTTTAGGTAGCACGGGGTCGAGTATGCCAAAAGTTGGGGAGCAGGTAGCCAAAGGAGAAAAGAGACTTACGCCGCCTCAGCAGAAGTTTCTCGATAACTACATTCATAAAGATATGACCCAGACAGCAGCGGCAAGAGACGCAGGATATAAAAATCCAAATGTCTCCGCCGTGCAGCTTCTCAATCATCCACGGGTCAAAGAACGCATGGAAGAAATGCGACAGGAGCTTGAGGCTAAGTACGGGGTGTCAATCACCAAGTCAGTTCGAGATATGCAACGGCTAAGAGATGAAGCATGGCAAGAAGGAAATTTTAGTGCAGCAATAAAAGCAGAAGAATTAAGACTAAAGGTAACTGGTTTAATGGTTGCCCGTAGCCATGTAACACACGAACATGTGGACAACCTCAGTCGGGAGCAGATTGTCGAACAACTGCAAGAATTTATGGATCGTGCTAAAAATCGTATGATTGACGTAACACCAACAGAAAATCCCACAGAACCCGAACAAAATCCTATAACAGACTATAATCAAGAAGCAGCAGAGTAACGGGAACGCTTGGCGGGG